CAGCGACAACTTCCTCTTCGAGCAGCTCCGCGACCTCATCGAAGTCTGGCACGTCTACAAAAAGGAGCACGACGACCGCACCGGCGCCACCAAAGTCACCAGAACGGTGCTTTCGTACAACATCACCGACAAGCCCGCTCTCCATGAGCTGATGCCTTACGACCACGCGCAGTATCCCTTCGTCGAACTCCCGCGTGAACGCAACACCCGCCCGCTCCTCGAATCCCGCGGCATCCCCGAAATCGTAAAAACGGCCCAGGAAGAGATCAAGGTCCAGCGCGACTTCCGCGTAGACCGCGCCAGCATCAGCATCCTCCCGCCGCTCAAGACGCCCGCCGCCCGCGGAAAATTCGACCTCGTCCTCGGCCCCGCCATGCAGATCCCCGAGCGCCGCCCCGGAGAAGTGTCGTGGATGGCCCCGCCGCCGTTCGACCAAGGCAGCATCGAAGTCGAAGCCGCCACCCGCGCCGACATCGACCGCTACTTCGGCCGGATGACCGAAGCCGTCAACCCCAACATGGCGATGCTGCACATGCAGGAGCTGGTCGATAGCTGGCTCATCGACATGAAGCTCGTGATGGCCCAGGTCATGGCCCTCAGCCAGCAATACATGACCCCAGAAGAGGTCGCCCGCATCACCGGCAACGAGCAGCTCCAATTCAACGCATCGCCCCAAGACATCCGGGGCCGCTTCGACATTACCGCCGAGTTTGACGCGCGCCTCCTCGACAACGAAGCGCTTGGCGCAAAGCTCGACTACCTCGCCAAAGTGCTCGTTCCCTTGGACAGCTTCGGCGTCATAGATCGCGCTGGTCTCGTAAAATATATGTTCCAGGCGGTCGATCCCAACCTCGCCGGAATCCTCGTCCAAGACATCGGCCAAGCCACCGCCGCCGAGCAAGAAGACGAACAAACCGCCTTCGCAAAAATCGCCGCAGGCACCGAACCGCCGCTCAAAGAAGGCGGCCAAAACGCGCAGGTAAGGCTGCAAACCTTGCAGACGATCATTCAGTCCAACCCCGCCGTCCAGCAGCGCTATCAGCAAGACGAAATCTTCCGCAGCATGATCGACGCCCGCGCACAGGCTTTCCAGTTCCAACTGCAACAGCAGCAAAACGCAGTCATCGGCCGCACCGGCGCCCAGCCCGCGCTGCAAAAGATGGCGCAGGAACAGCAACTCGGCATGACCGCCGCACCCGCCGCCTAACCCATGCACCCCAACGTCTCCGTCAGAAACATCGCCGGTCTAAATATTCCGCAGCATAACGCGGTTGAGCTGAATTACGTCTCCACGACGAACAATCTCTCAACGGTGGTCTACAAGGAAGGCAGCCAGACTGTCGCCACGCTCACCTTCACCTATGTCGGCGGCACGCCGTCCTCGGATGACGCCAACATCGCCACCGTGACCCGCAGCTAATGGCTATTCGCTTCAATCCGCTGACAGGCAACTTCGACTTCACCGGCTCCGGTGGCGGCGGCGGCGGCGCGTCCTACATCGACGGCGAGGTGCAAAACTTCAGCGCACTGCCCACCGCCAACCCGCCGGCCGTAGACAGCGCCTACCTCGTCCGCGAAGCCGAAGGCACTTGGCTCATCAACCGCAAGCCCGCGGGCATCTACATTCGCGTTGCCACCACCGGAACACGCGCAACTGACTGGACCTACGCGGGCATTCTGCCGGATGTCTTCAACGACGCGAATTTCCTGCTGTATGACAACGGCGACAGCTCCAAGAATCTAGCCTTCCAACTCTCCGGCATCTCCACCGGCACCACCCGCACGCTGACCGTGCCGGATGCCTCTGGCACCATCGCCCTCGAATCTCTTGTCGGCGCCTCTGCCGAACTCGTCATCGCCTGCTCGGACGAAGCAACCAATCTCACCACCGGCACCGCCAAGGTCACGTTCCGCATGCCCTATGCCATGACGCTCTCCAGCGTGCGGTCCTCGGTCAATACAGCTCCCACCGGCAGCACCCTCATCGTGGACATCAACGAAGGCGGCAACTCCATCCTCTCGACCAAACTTTCCATCGACGCTTCCGAGAAAACCAGCACCACCGCCGCCAGCGCCGCCGTCATCTCCGACACCGGACTGGCCGACGATGCCGAAATCACCATCGACATCGACCAGATCGGCAGCACCGTTGCAGGCAAGGGTCTCAAGGTTGTTCTGAAAGGAACCAGAGCGTAATGAGCGCGTTTGTCATCGATCCCTACCGCTTTGCGGCGTTTAGCCCCAGCAACATCAGCGGACTCAAATTGTGGCTCGACGCCACCAAAGGGCTTTTCGATGCCACCACAGGAGGCAGCGCCGTCACTGCGGACGGATCGTCGGTCGCCCGCTGGGAAGACCAGAGCGGCAACGGCAACCACGTCACACAAGCGACATCCGATAAACGTCCTGCACTCAAGACCGCAATACAGAACGGACTAAACGTCCTACGCTTCGCCGAAGCGGCCAATGCGGCGACGGACGATTTTCTGCGCGCCTCGTCTGCCATTTTTACTGGCACCGCAGCGCGCACATTTTTCCTTGTGGCGAAAGCAGCAAGCACGGGGCAGAAAGGATTTTATGGCATGGGTGGCGGCTCGGGGACGGGAACCACATTTGATGTTACGCCCGAAATTCGCGTCCGCGTCGTAGGACGACAAGATTTCGACTTATCTTTTGGAACGACCGCATTTCGCATTTTAACCATCAGCTTTCCAAGCGGCGGCAACATAGGCGACATCGACGGATGGCTGGACGGCGTTGCCATGACAGGAACGCCAACAACCGTTGCGGCGATCAACACCGCATCAACCACGGGCTTCACCATCGGCCGCGCTGCACAAGGTGGCGTGAGCGAATGCGGCGGCGATTACTGCGAATTTCTCGGCTACGACCAAGAGCTATCAACAGCCGACCGCGAAAGCGTTGAGCAATACCTCGCTGACCGCTGGGACATCGCTATATGAAGCTGATTTACGACACCCAAACGCAGGCACTCCTCCCGTGGCCCCGCATCGACGAGGAGCCAGTCGTCGGCCTTGCTCCACATCTGCTGGAGATGACCGTGGTTCAGGAGGATCAGCCTGCTTACAACCCTGCTACGCAGCGATTGGAGAAGACCGAAGTGATCGACGCGGAGGCGCGGACGGTGACGCGAGGGTGGAGTGTGGTCGATGTGCCTGTGCCGACCTACACCGCCGAAGAACACCTCCGCAGTGTCGGCCTCGCAGGCGACCGCCAGCCCACACTTTTGTATCTGCGCCAAAGCCTCACCGCCGCAGGCAAAACCAGCCCCGAGCTGGACGCCGTCGAAGCCTACTTGCAACAGATCCTGACAATGTTCGCCGCCAATCCGGCGCCGCAAGCATCGTGGCCGAATCCCGGCGTCACCTTTGAAGCCGCCGTCCAGTCGGCCATGAACGCACTTAACAGCTAATGCGCACCGTAACCCTCCAGTCCATCCTCCTCCGCGCTTGGCAGCGCGCAGGCAACGACGCCGGAAGCGGGAGCAATCCCATCGACAACATTCCGGCGAGCGCCAAGACCATGATGACCGCCGCCGCGAACGACGCCATCGAGCAATGCTGGACTTGGGCGGATTGGCCGGAGCTGTGCCGCGTGGAGTCCCGCACGGTGCAGGGCGATGAAACCAATGGCTTCTATATTGATTACGCTCAGGTCGGCCAGACGCCCATGGGCGAAGTGTTTAGTGTCCTGCGCGACAACCCGAACACCCATGTCGCCCCGAGGGAAATCGGCTTCACCCTCCTCGCCAGCGCCATCCGCTTCCCGCAGAGCACCGACCTGCCAACGACCGTCTACGTCCGCTACCGCCTGCGCCCAGACACCTACACCGCAAGCAATCTCTCGGCCACCGTCCCCGCCGTGCTGTCGAAGGCCACAGGTTACATGCTCACCGCCTCGCTGTTGGAGGAAGACGGTCAGATGGATAAAGCCCTGCTCATGGAGCAAAAGGCCGAAGCCGAGCTAATCAGCGAGCGCGACAAATACTATTTCCAACAGGGCCAACCCTCCATGTGGACCGCCCGCGTCAACCAATACTAAAAACCTATGCACCCTAACGTCTCCCTCACAAACTTCCGCACCAAGATCGTGCGGTTCACGCCAGTCGTAGACACCAGCGCCTATGCCGCCGGTGATGTCCTCTTCGACACCACTGCCGTTGAACTCAGCAGCAAC